CTCCACAAGAGTTATGTCTCCTTGCGTAACATAGTAATACTTATGGTCTTTCTGCTCCGCGTTTACAACTTCCATGACTCCATTTTCGCTTCGGAAAGCTGAATTAGGTCCGTTAGCTGGAAAGCTTGTATTTGGAAACAATTGTCGGAAAGATGATCCCGTTCGTGTAATTGCTCCATCTTGTACTATTGCAAACATTGTTTTCTCCTGTTATCTTGCATTTGCGTATTTGAAGGGTGACTCTGCGAAGGCCATGTAGAGGTAAGTTCCACCATCAGCGTTGTAGTGGGCACTTGTAATCCTTATTTTAAAACCATTACTTAATAAATCGAGATAAGTACCAGTTACTTCCGCATCACTAACATTTGGAAACAAAGCAGGAAATGCTGCAACATTCCCCGGAGCGCGAGCAGCATCAAAAATACCCCAATAACCTGTTGCATCCATTCTTTTTGTTATAACTAAAGCGGGTTTGAAACCGCAATTAACAAATGGCCCCGCTGTTGCAGATCCATTGCCGGTATAAGCACCAATTTTGCTAAAGCCTTCTTTTGAGGCGAAGCACCAAGCTATCACAGCTTGAGAACTTGTTAGACCGTTGTTGCTAATCATTGAAGAAGTAGCTATTTCTCCTCCTATCAGATAATTACTACTGAGAGCACTTACTGCGTCAGTTCTATTAAGAAGCATTCGCTTGTTGCCGCTAATAATGCTGGAGTTTATCCAAGTTTCCCAGGCACTATCTCCAGCCTTATACCAAATAAAATCTGGAACAACTCCTAAACCATGAGGGATAGTGTCGTTGTTTGAGTCATTTCCTGTAAAACTTAAAACAGAAAACCCAGACGTAGGATTAGCAGACAAAACACAATCTATGTCTCCGCTTGTGTCTGTTGAACCTGATCCATTAGCTTTCCAGTTCCAAGTCACATAAGTGTGCGAAGACGAATTCATATCCGCGCTACTTGTGTTATCAGACACTGTAAAACCATCAGACGTAAAGGCAGACAAAGAGTCAGCTTGAGTAGCTTCAGCCATAGGATCGTTTACGCTTACAAATTTTGTAGCTCCACGAACTGCATTAAATAACCAATGGTAGTTAGTTGCATTCCTTGCTTTATGCCAAACAAAATCAGGCTGAAAACCAACACCGCTTATTGTCCGACCGTCTGTATCATCACCCGTATACAGCACCGTATTAAACTGCGCTGACGACAGAGGGATTGCTGGGTCTGGTAGGTTGGCGGTACAGAGTGCTTTAAATCCAGTAGGTACAGCGTATTTAAAGTCACCAATACCGTTAGCGTCTGCGTTTCCACCCGCAGTTGTGTGACCAGTAAGAGTTCCGTTTTGACCAAAATTAGTAATGTTGCTTATATTATATATTTCAGAGCAAGGGTAGTATTTAGTGCCCGCTACTAAATTTGTAATAGCTGGCCCTGCTCCAGTTGAAGGATTAGCATCTGTTCCTAGCCAAGTACCATTTTTAGAAAACCAAACTTTTTGATTATCTAAATCCATTGCCATGCCTATAATGTCGCCGCCTGAACTACTTCCTAAGTCTGCTCCAATTATTGCATTATTGTTATACAGCCTTCCGTTTGCCGCATAATAAGACCAAGAGTTAGCAGTATTTCCCGGCCAAGAAGTTTCTATCTCACCTGTTTCAAAAACTTTATCGTTACAAAAGCCCGGATGATAATATTGCACTCCGCTGCTTGCTACTTGCTCCCAGTACCATTTTCCGCTGGTGGCTCCTATTGTCGCAACATTTAAGTCAAATGTAGCTCCGCTAGACATTTTCAAGTTGCCTTCAGAAAAAACAGTAACTGCAGAAGAACCCACCGAATCCCATGTAGCAAAATTATTGGTAGGCGTGTCAGTTACTACGTCAGCGTTGGCTAAGTTAGTAACAGTAAAGTTGTTTCCTTCGCCAGAACTATCAGTTCCAATTGCCCCGCTTACAAACTTTAAATAAAAACCGTTTGTGCCGTAGTTGCCGTCTGTATATTCTTTTGGTATCCACTGCCCTGTGTCTGAGTTGGTTTCTCCAAAATAAGAAGCATCGTAACTGGTACCATCAAGATAATGAACTTCTGCTATGTTGCCGTTATATCCATATTGAGCTTGAGAGCTGTCGATATAACCATAGTCGTTTCCAATTTTTAAAGGGATACTAGCTGTATTAATACTTGAGTCATAGTTTTGAGGTACGTTAATAAAAGCTACAAAAGAAGTTTCTCGTACTCCATTAATATAAGGCTTTATGCGATCAGATGCGCTGCCTTGTGCTGAATCGTAAACAACAACAATGTGATACCAAGCAGAAGGATCACGAAATACTCTATTAGTTTGAAAGTGTCCTTTGCTACCACTGTTATACTCTGCCCAATAAAGAGTGTCTTGATAAAAAGACAGTTGTACAAGAATCTGCCCATTAGCACTGGTACTAGCAAAAATCTCATTATTATGACTAGTAGAAGTTAATAAATTTTCCGCTTTTTTAACCCAACCACTCCAAGTCCATTTTCTGTGATTTCCGTCATTGCCAGAACTCATTACAAGTCCTGTATAAGAGGGCGCATTAAATACTAAAGACTGATCTATCGTGTAAGCAGAATCAGCACCTGAACCTGACGCAGCAGTAATAAGTTTATTTGCTATTCTACTCATTTAGCCCATTCCTATTCCTGGTGTAAATCCATACCAAACAGTTCCACCATCTACAGTAAAAAATGCAAAAACATCAACAGCATTTGCACCTGTAGAAATAGTGGGAGCAGTTGCTGCTGCCCAGTCGACTGCGGCAGGCCATGAAATAGTTCTGCTACCCGTGCCGTCTTGTGTCACTTTTAAAACAAAAGAAGAGGCATACCCAGACGCGGCAGGGTTTGACCAATTAAAAGTACCTAAATTATGAGCTAAAGTAAGTGTAAAAACTGATCCAAGATTTACATCCAGAGCAACTGTAGTTCCTGAAGTAAGTGCTGTAGACTCTTCTTGAATTCCTGCATCAAATTTAACAACTTGATTCTCATCAATATGAATTGCCGGTGTTGTTCCTACTGCAGAACCAAGCCCGATTACTAAATCATCTGCTGAATCATCAAGTCCAATATAAAAGTCTTGCGCGTTTCCGTCAAATACTATCTTTGTATCTACAGCAGCTCCGTCACCTATAGTTACAGAGTCATCTGTTAAAGTTAATATACTATTCGTACCTAATGTTGAACCGTCTCCAATAACTAACTTATCCGCTGAGTCATCTAACCCTATATAGAAGTCTTTTGCGTTTCCGTCAAATACTATCTTTGTATCTTCCGCACCTGCATCCCCTATTGTAAGCGTAGGAGTAGTACCAGATAAAAGTAAATTATCAGCAACAAGAGTATCTCCAGCTACTATTTCTTTTATTGTAGTGTCTACAATAAGTGGGTATCTATTTGCCATGCTATGTTACTCCTATTTCAACTGTTCCTGACCGTGCTGTTATTGTGACAACCCCGGTTGTAATATCGACTTCCACATTTCCTGACCTTGCTGTAACTGTCAGAGTTCCGGCTAATTTTGGTTGTTCTCCTATAAAAGGCATTTTATTCTCCTAACTCTGGTTTAGTAGCAGGGAAATTACTGGTGCTAGGCCAATTCCTTAAAGCGGTTCTGTATGTCATATAAGCCGCTCGTTGCGGATGGTCACTTAGAGGTACGATATAGTCTGTTGCGAACAACTCCAAATCTCGCCACCTCCTTGCTTCTTGATCAGCGGTTAAAGGAGATACATCCGTCTCTACAAACGCCTCATAATGACTAAAAGTTGTTTTAATAAAGTCTTCTGTTCCTTTTATGCAAGGATTAGTTACGTTGCCGTCAGAATCTTTAATTACCCATAAATTGCTCATGTTTTTTCTCCGATTACCATGGCAAGTACTGAATTAAAATAATACCTTCCCCGCCTTTTCCGCCGTAACATATATTACTGTTACTCGCGTAGGCAGCTCCACCGCCGCCGCCAATCCCGCCGTCGCCACCATAAGTATAGGTACTGGCCGCTATATAACTTGACCCACCCCCGCACAAATCATCAGCCTTGTGAGGATCAACGTAAGCTCCCGCTACTGTGGAGTAAATTGCCGACCCAGCGTGACTGCCGCCGCAAATGATTCCAAAGCCAGAAGCTGCTAGTCCTCCTCCCGCCGCATCTGTTCTTGCTCCAATAAGCCTTGACCCCCAATCAGCGGCCCCAGCGTTTCCCGTTGCAAAAACACCCACTGCGCCACCCTGAAATTGAGTTCCAGCACCACCGGAGTACCCAACTACGGATTCTCCTGAACCGCTAAAAGTTCCACCAGCTCCTTGGGCGGATGAGCTTCCAGCCGCGCCGCCGTTAGCAGTTTTTGTTCCTGTCAATCCCGCACCAGCAACGGTCGTATTTCCACCAGCGGTCATGTTCATTGCGTTGTAAGATCCGTTCCCCCCAGCTCCAACTACTAGCGTCAGATTCCCGCCTGTTGTTACCGCAAGAGATGGAATTTTAAAATACGCTCCCGCGCCACCACTTGCTCGGTTAGATGATGCTCCGTAAGCCCCACCGCCTCCGCCAACTGCGTGGATGCAAACTGTTCCATCTTGAGGAGGCGTCCAAGTTTGTGACGCTGTAATTGTCAATTGGGGAAATGCTGCTCCCGCTGCTGCTCCTAATACTGCCATAATTAAATCTCGAACCAGCCGATAGTATCATCGACGTAGACTAACTGGACACTATTACCTTGGGGCAACGTGCCGTCCTCTGCTGCACTGTTTATTTTTTGACTACTCGTTCGTGCGATTGTTACCGTGGCTGATCCTGCATTTGCTATGATTATTGTAGCCCCTGCTGAACCTGATGGTAGTGTATGAGTTCTTGCAGTTGTGTCATTACAAACATATTGACCTTTCGCCGCCAAAGTTGTAGGTGTCGTAGTAAGAATTGTCCAGTCACTATAAGCACCACCACCGCTTTCAGCCCAAGTAAGTCCTCCAGTATTTCCTGATTGGGCAGAAAGAACATAACCATTAGTAGGAGTATTACTAATTTGCAATCTTGCTTCATTTACAGCGTCGTCAGCTATTTTTGCTGCTATTATGGCATCATCTGCTATATCCGCCGATGCAATAGTTGCATTTACAATTTTTGCGGAGGTTATAGTATCATCCCCCACATTAGCATTATCTGGAGCTCGTCCAAGAAAAGGCATTAGGTTATCTCCATAATTCCTAAGGTTACATCAATAGCGTTTGCAGTACCTGACTTAACACGAAGCACATCAGTAGTTTCCAGAATATATTTTTGCCCTGATAGTATTTCTAATGTAGTACGTCCAGGAACACTTACAGTATCTAATACTTGAAAGTCTGCGCTAGAAGCAGAAGTATCTTGCATTTGAACTGTAACATCTACTGCATTTGCTGTCTTGTTACAAATTGCCATGCCAAGAATTACAGTAGTTGTACTAGAGCCAACAGTATATAAATCAACAAAGGCTGAGTGATTTACATTTGCTGCAAAAGCATTTTTAAATGTATTTGCCATAGTTTTATCCTAATGCGATTGCCAATGCTGTGGCATCATCCACCGTTGCTCCAGCTGCTGCTACATTTGCAACCTCTACAATGTTATTTGATCCATCCCGCATATAAATTTTTTGATCTGCAGTATTAATAGCAACCTCGCCTTCTACTAAGTCATCAGTACCAGGTGCTCCGCTTGTAAATTTACGTTTCAGTTTAATTGTCTGAGACATTAGGAGTATGTACCTCCATCTAAAGTATTTGACCATGAAATCGTATCACCCGACTGACTATAGATCAATAACTTATCTGTAGAACCTCCACCATCAAGAGCGGAAAGAGTGTTTGCTGAGTTTGCTACAAGTACTGAACCTTTTGCAACTGCTGAAAGACCTGTTCCTCCATCTGCGACTGCAAGGTCTGTAATACCGGTAATTGATCCGCCTGTAATAGTAGTGTTTGAATCTTCAAGATGAGCAATAAGAGTTGCAACTGCATACCCCGTGCCACTTGTATTTACCGTAGTTGTAGGAGCTGCTTGTAAGTTTTTAAAGAGTTTCCATTTTTCATCGCCAGCATCACGGAAAAATCCTGCGTACTCGTCTTGTGAGCCAGAATCATCATATGTTCCGTAAAATCCGATATCAATACTGTCAGAAGATGTATTTCCAGTTGCTAGAGCAAGCATTGAGTCTGCAACATTTACAGTAGTCGAAGAAACAGTAGTAGTTGTACCTGATACAGTAAGATTTCCAGAGATTGTTACATTTGTTGGAAATCCAATATTAATTTTATTGTCGGATACTGTAGTTTCAATCTCGTTTGCAGTTCCTTCAAAGGTAAGAGTATCTGTGCCTACTGTTATATTATCCGCAGTACCACTGTCTGCCGCTACATTTAAAGTTGTTCCTACGGATGAGAATGATAGGTTACCTGAACC